CGCGCAGACGCTTCACAGGCTCTGCCGCGTTAAGCTCGGTTAGTTTATCTTCGACCGCGTTCCATGTAATGCCCTGCCAGTGGTTATCTTTTTTAGACTCGATTGCCGTGCCGTTCTCATCTTCGCCAATGATGACAGCAAACATGGTGTTGAACTCATAGGCATCGGTTGGCTCACCGCGTAGAACCCACTGAAGGTCTGAATTTAATGCTGATATTGCGTCTGATACTGTTGCCATGTTTTTAACCTATGCTGAAATTCTATGGCCAAAGAAGTGAAGGTGATAGCCGTTGTCAATATTTCCTACTGTTCGGTCTGTACCAGTGTTGTGATAAATCTGTGTTTTAAGGGTGTCTCCAGCCGTTATTTCATAAAGCATGGATATAGTCATAAAGTCATAATATTCATTATTTTGATAAGCGGCTTGAATAGATGTGCTATTTAACAATAGTTTTATATGAGCTTCACCATCTGATGCGGTGTTAATCCTGCCGCCAGTATGCAACATATAAATTCCACCAGCGTTAGAGCCAGCAGTTAAAACACCAGTGCTAGTGTTAAGCGTCCAATCATGTAAAAAATGATTAGCATTATAAACTACATCTGTTACGGTAGCAGTGGTTATTGTTTGGTTTGTTGACCGATAGACATGAAAGCAAGGCACTTTTCCATTTGCAATGAGAGGTCTGCCACTACTGTCAATCGTCAGCGCGGTGTTGCTGTTTGTCGGGTCTTGAATCTCGGAGACTTTTAATATGCTGGTCATCCGCCTATCTCCATTACTGTAATACTAGATGCAAATCTTGGGTCATAGTCAGAAGTGTCATTGTCTCTATGGCTTCTGTTTACATACACATTATACCCACTTAATCCACTTTTAATTTGCACCTTGTAGGTTACTGCGGATGTTGTTGCAGGGCTGTCCAAAAAGTGCGTTACTTGCTTGCCTGCCATGCCCTCATTAGCATCATAATTCTGTCCTGAAACAGACGGTCGATTACTGGCAGTATCTGCTTCGTCAATTACGGTGCTGTCCCGCATTAGTCGAAAATATGCAAAGCCAGATGAGGTGTACCCCAAAGAAACACTAGCGATTAAAAGTATTTTAGAGGCAGATGAAGAAGGTGTGATGGTGACAGATAAGCCAGTTACATCAACAAAAGAAGTTGATGAAGATGAAGCAGTATCTGTTTTATGCGTTGACTGAATCTGTACCACATGACCCGGAATATATATCCCGTTGCCGCTGGTCTTTTCATTTATTGTATCTACATATAATGTTGACATTTTTTTAACCTATGCGTCATCTGTTTCGTAAGTTACAGTCAGATTAAGCGTATCGCCACTAGCCCATGTTATCGGGTTTGTTGCGTTTACATTTGAGTCATCCGTCCTTCTTTGCAACCAAACAATATCTGTAGCGTTTTCGTTCATTTTAGCCTGAATAGAGTGCCATCCAGAGCCGTTGTTCCACACAACACCGTCAACAGGAAAATACCCATTTGATGACCCAGAAACTAACTCAACAGAAGTAAAAGGCATACCACTTACAGCTTGAAGATTTCCTGTAACAGAACTTGTAGAACCAAATTCAAAACCAAACCAGCAAGTAACGATGTCACCTATTCTTATATATCTTCCATAAACGCTACCATTACCTACAGTAAAGTTAGTAAAAGTGGGCGTGAATGTTCCTGTACGATAAAATGCACCTGTGCCTACTTGAGATAAGGCTACATTACCACTGCTGTCAATCGACAGCGCGGTTGTCCCTGCGGCGTTGTTAATCTGGTCTACATTTAATATCGAAGCCATGCCTGCCTCACAGTATCGTCAGATTACCGTTTACGGTAATGCTGGTTGAAGTATCAATTGTCAGCGGCCCTATTGCCAACGCATTCTTAGTCGCGCCTATAGTAGTGTTCTGGTCTACCGTCTGGTCGTTGGTTCTAAACACCGCCGTATCCACCGTTGTATTAGTGGTCTGAAATGACGGCGCGGTTATCTCGCCTGCAAACGTACCGCCAGTGGATGCCCCCACCGTATCCGTTACGGTAAATGCACGGTAAGCCCTGATAACAAGCTCGTCATTCAATGCCGCGCCGGAAGCTAGGGTAATCGTGTCCCCGTTAGAAGGTGTGTAATCCGTGCTGTCCATATGCACACCATTCAAATATACATCCACATCATTCCCAGAGAAAGCCAAAATAGCACCGTTATAATCCGCACCTGTAAAAGCTGTCTGGCTGGCAGTTGCTACATACTTAAACAACGCCATTGCATAGCTGGTAGGCTGGTCTACGGCACGACCAAAGAAACGCACGGTAATCACATCGCCGTTAGCTGGCGCGGCAGAGAAGGTTAGAGTGTTGCCGTATGCTGTATATGCGGCAGAGGCTCCCGGTTCCTGAACCACGTTACCAATAGTCACGATAAGAGCTTCACCGCTGACAACAGACTGAGCAAGTGTAAACGCAGTAGTGCTTCCATCGCCCGTAAAGGTCTGGAAGGTAATGTCACCTACATTGGGGTCTATGCCTATATATGCCATTAGTCAGCATCCTGTATTGTTAGTGTGCCAGCATCTACCTGACGCAAGATTTCTGCGTAGTGGCGGTTGGCTGGGTCTAAGGGAACGAACATCTCTGTGCCGTCAATGGTTGCCTTTACGCCAGATTGATTGCCATCAAAGTTATTATAATATTGTGCGTTTGTTATTGTTACGCCATCCATTTTTATAACTCCGCATCCAATTCAATATCGTATCTATGCACCCGATAACCACCTGACGAAGATGTTCCATTTACACTCATTTCATTTGCTTCACTGGAAATACTATTAAAAGTCCAATTATACGTATAACCCCCAGATGTTCCATTTGTTGCAGTTGGAGTTGCTCTTTTTGTCACCTTTTGCGGTATATTCGTTTGCGCACCACCTACTCCATATCCGTTAAATTTAACATCGCATATCTCATAATACCTCTGACACCTACGCAACTCATCCCCATAAGACCGATGCTCAAATGGTGTGGCTTGTTCGCCTACTTCTAGCTGTACGCCTGTGAGGTAGAAATTATTACTGGTACTGTCCATTACATTGACCTGACCAACCGCACGATTTGCTTGGGTATTGTGCCAAGTGTTTTCCGTCAGTGTCCCACCAGAGTAAGTTGAACCAGCCGCCAGCCACCAATGAATATATAAACCTACCCCATTATCATTATTGATTGCAGTTGGTTGATACCCATCAAAAGTCACTGTAACTTTTTGCCAAGTATCAGCCGTTGCAATCGTGTAGGATTGAGGGTTATTATAAGCCGCATCACCGTGATAAAGTTCAACAATATGAGTTCCTGTCTTAGGTGATTTTACCCAAAACTGAAGTGTTACTTTTTTAGCTTCACTTGTACCATATAAAAGATGCTGTAAATTTAATCCTTCTATAGCTTGCCTTATTATAGCATAGTCACTTGCCGCCAAACTGGTATCTGCTGTGGTGACATCAATCTTTTGAGAATTTGAAAACCCTTGATTAGATGGAACGTCAGTGTCTTGCGAAAGAGTAACTATTGACGATATACTGCCACTAATATACTCATACCTATCTGCACCACCATAGCTAAATGTAACACCAGTTACATCGCCCCTCTGTGCCACCTGCATTGCACCGTTGATGACAAGGTTTCTCGCCCCTGCATATTGCTCTTGAGCGGCTGGTAGTATTTTACTTAAAGCCATTGTAGCCTCCTATTAGTAAGGGCTAGCACCAAGAAGATCACTATCCCATGCAGCCTTAAGTTCTGTAATTGTTGTAGCGTCTGCAATTGCGCTATTATCAGTTGCATCACGAAGAGCAGTCTTAGTAGCCACACTAGCTGTTTTAGCCGATGCATCATCAGCCTCAAGTGCCTTCATGTACACTACATCTTCAGCGTCTAGCAATGGCTTACGTACTTCACGAATCTTATCTTTAAAGATCTCTTTAGCTTTATCTAGATCTTCACTAATTACTGTTCCGCTTAGCGTCCATGCCCCACGGAAGTTACGATCAGATGGAACTGTTACTCCACCTGCTAGAACGGATTGACCATTCTTATCTACAATATATGTATCTACCATTATTACTCCTATGCGGCAACGTCTATCTTCCAAGCATTGCGCCATTCTCTAGTCTGTGGTAATTGTTGTTTTGTACAGATAACCATCTTAGGACGGTTACCTTCATTATAAGTTTTCCATACGCTATCAGGACAATCTTTCATAATAAGATATTCGATAGCTTCTTCTTCTGTCATTGCACCAACAGGCTCAGTCTCATGCAACAGGTAGCCACGAGTATGCTTCTTAAAGTCTTCTTGAGCTTCATCTTTAGCTAACTCATGGTATACCCACACAGGTGGTAAGATGCCACCCTGTAAAGCACAAGCCATCCAGTTAGGATCTGGTACTAGTATTTTTGCACATTCATCAATGCTGTCCTCGTAGACAACACGGTAGTCTGACTGGTAAGGCTCAAGGTTTTCTTTTGCCCAGCACAGTCTATCCCAAAGATGTGTGA